CACCGGATGGAACTGAAAAGTCAGTTCAAAAGGAGATGACAATGTCGGAAGTACAAACTCCCGAAATCGACCTGGAGGCTTTTGCTAAGAAGGTAGCGGATGAGACTGCTGCTAAGATTGCAATCCGTCAGGCGGAAGAAAAAGCAGCCGCTGAAGCAGAAGCTAAAGCAGCTCAAGAAGCAGCAGACGCTGAACTTGCTAAGCAAGCAGAAGTTGAGTCTGTAATCAAAACTGGTATCGAGTCAGGCGCTGAGCGTCTTTTGGCTGACGTTGAAGCGAAGCTTCAAGAGAAAGATGCTAAGATCGAAGAAGTTATTGCTCAGTACAAGGGCCAACTCGAAGAGAAGAACGAAGAGCTTACGAAGATTCGTGAGTCAAAGCGTGTATTCTCTGACCGCGTAGACGGCGACGTAATGTCAAAGTGGGGCAAAGAGTTCATGTATGGCCACCTTCTGGGTGTAATGACTGGCAAAGGTTGGGACACTGATTACTCACGTGACCTGTTTGAGAAGGCTGGTGCAGGTTTTTCAGCAACTTCAACTAACCTCAGCCTCGCAACAGATGTTTCTACTCTAATCGAGAAGGAAATCATGCAAGAGCTTCGTCTTGCTCAGGCATTCCGTGAAGTAACAGTTAACTCTGAAACTACATTGATGCCATTGCAGACTGATACTAACAAAGCTACTTGGGGTTCAAACGCGGCTACTTCTGGTAACCTCGAAAACCCAACAGGCTCTGACGGCTATCAGCCTTCAAACGTTATCATGAAAGCAACTAAGTTGATTTCAACTACTTTCATGAACAATGAGACTGACGAGCAAATGCTTATCAACCTCATGCCTATGCTTGTAGAGTCAGTAGCACGTGCACACGCTCGCGCAGTTGACAATGCATTCATCAATGGTACATCAGGCGGCAACGAAGGCTTTGACGGCCTCGAAGCACTTGGTACAACTACATTTGATACTTCAGTATCAGCAGCAGCTCTTACTACTACAGCAGTAGATGCCGCTGACTTCCTTTCAGCTCGTAAGTTGATGGGTAAGTATGGTATGAATCCTTCGGATCTCATCTACGTTGTATCACAGAAGCGTTACTATGACCTGATTGCTGATGCAGCATTCGCTGACATCACTGACGTAGGTTCAGACGTTGCGACCAAGATTACTGGTCAAGTTGGTGCTATCTTCGGCACACCAGTAATCGTATCTGACCAGCTTGAAGCTGAAGCAGATAACGCAACTGTCGGTTATGCTGTAAACGTTCGTAACTTCGTTGTACCACGTCTCCGTGGTGTAAACGTAGAGCAGGACTACGAGGTAATGAACCAGCGTCGAGTAATCGTTGCTACTCAGAACCTTGGCTTTACTCAGCTCGCAGCAGACACTACTAACGACAAGTCAGTAGTTAAGCTCCTCTGCGTAGCTTAATAGCTAGCTAAATAAACTGGGGAGGGTTTCCTCCCCAAGTTTTTATTAATTGATTTATTATGGCAAATTTAATTACTCTTGCAGATTACAAACAGATTGAAGGCCTTACTAATCCTAAGGACGACTTTCGTATAAATCAGCTTATTGATTCTGTGAGTCAATTAGTAAAAACTTATTGTGGAAACAGTATTGTAGATTATTATACTACTAATAAAGTAGAAACATTTAATATGAACTGGGATACTCATATTGTGCAACTTACAGAGTCTCCAGTAAATAGTATTGTTTCTGTAGAAAAAAGAGACTCTGTTACGGATAGTTACACCACCGTGGCATCTACAGAATATTATCTTGACACATCGACGGATAGCGTTCTATACGTAACAGGGTCTACCTATAAAAACTGGCCTCGCGGAGCAGGTGCAGTAAAAGTCACGTATACTGCAGGATATTCAGTTTGTCCTACAGATTTGCGACTCGCAGTTGTAGACTTGATTAAGTACTACATGAAAGATGAACATACTCAGCGACGTACTCTGTCTGGTGCCACTATTGAAAATCAAGGCACCGGCGAAGGACGAGGATTTCCAGACCATATTAAACGTGTGTTGGATTTGTATAAAAACTTTTAAATGTCTAAGAAAAATGTTAGAGATTCTTTAAAAGATTGCTACGAGCAAATAAACACTCGCTGGTCGCGAAGAACTGTAGATAAACAGAAACAAGTAGTACTCGTATCTAGAAAAAATCTTAGAGAAGCTTTTATTGACTCATACGGTCGTGCGCAAGAAGTACAGCCCGACTTGCCAAATTTAGATTTAAAAGTATTTAGTGATGCAGGAGGTGCAGCACTAGAAGCAATGAGGCAGTATGTTCAGACAAGTGCAAGCTGTACTCTTAAAGATAGTGGAGCTACTTACATAAGATTTACTCAAAGAACTGGCAGAAATACTGCCCCTTTTGTTAGAGCAAAAAATGCAGGAAAAGCAGTTATTCAAGAAGCTGTAGGAATACAGTTTTCTAAAGCTGCTATACAATCAATAGACCAAGGAGTTGTACGGTCTCATGAGGAAGTTACTGTAGGGATGAAAATTCTTGCAGAAATGTTTGATATATTAAGAAACGATGAAGAATTAGGCGGATTTGTTACGTCTAAAACAGCAACAAGATTATCAGATAAGTTTGATTTACAATTAGCTTTTACTAAAGATCCTATTATTGAAAATAAATTTATTTTGAGATCAGATTTAAAAGTTTCTTTAAGAGTTTTATCTAGTAAAGACAACCCTGCTGGAGGAAACGCCAGAGACTGGAGAAAAATACGCCCAAAATTAGTAAATGCAATGGAGAGATGGGCAAAAACTAAAGATTGGCCAAATCAAAAAGGTAGCTCATCAATAAAAGAAGAGCAGTCTAGTAGGGCAGAGACAAAAATTAGACGAGGTATTACAAAAGGGTTAAAAAACTCAGCAGTATTAACAGTAAGTACTAGAAAAGGGCAAACAAAACCTGTAAAAACTAGCGGAAAATCTGTAAAATATAGAGAAAAAAGAGACAAAAACTTTGTTGATATGAAGTTCTCTAATAAAAAAGGACAACTTAGAGGCTCAAAAGTAGAGGGTTCTCAAATAAACTTAACAAAGTTTATGGCTATGTTAAATGAAGTTTTACCGCAAATAGTTGCAGAAAATATGGGGTCGCCGAGATTAAATTATAGAACAGGCAGATTTGCTTCTTCAGTTAGGGTAACTGATATACACCGTACTAAAAAAGGTGTTCCAAGTATAGGCTATACTTATATGAAAAACCCCTACCAAACTTTTGAACCTGGGTTTGCTCAAGGTTCTAGAGACAGAGACCCTAGAACTCTTATAGACTTATCAATAAGAGATGCTGCAAGAGCTATGATGACAGGATTTTATACTAGGAGAGTATAGTGACTACGGATAACAACAGAGCATACTCAACTAGAAGACTGGGAATAGTAAACGCCTTAGTAGAAAAACTACAAGATATAGATGGAAATGGTGAATTTAACACAGACGTCTACAGAAATGTTCATCCTAGGCTTAAATTTTGGGATGAAGTAAATGAGTTTCCTGCTATACATTTAAATGCAGGGTCTGAAACACGGGATTATCAATCCGCAGGATATAAAGACAGATTCTTATCAATTACAGTAAGAGTATATGTACAAGAACAAGATGCTGTAGCAGCTTTAGATGAACTGTTAGAAGATATAGAAACTGTCATAGAAACAAACTCTCGTTTAGGTTACACAGACCGACGAGGGGAAGAACACTTTACTCAACAAATTACAATAGTTAGTATAACTACTGACGAAGGAGTACTCGAACCTTTAGGAGTCGGTGAAATGACTTTAGAGGTTCGTTACTAGAAACGACTGGCACGAACAAACGTTCACGTCCTAGTCCTTTCAATATTCATAGGAGATAAACTATGGCACTACATTTTAGCCGCGATACTAAGGTCTTCTGTAAGCAAGGCAGCAACGTGTGGGAGCTTCCAGTATTGGATGGTTTCTCTTTTTCACAAGCTACTAACGCTTCAGAAATTACCTTGAACGAAATGGAGTCCACAGCAGGAACTAGCCGACGAGCACGTCAAATGTTTAACGACTCGTATGCACCTGCAGAGTGGTCTTTCTCAACATACGCTCGTCCAAACAGCGCAGGTCATTGTGCAGAAGAGTGCTTGTGGGCTAATTTTGTAGCTGCTAACTCTTTTACAGCTGACAGTACTCCTGCTAATGCGGGTACTTGGTCTGCGGGCGTAACTGTTTCATCTAATACTCATACTTATGATTTTGATGACTCAAATAAAGCTGCACTAGGCACTTTTGATTTATTCTTTGTACTTGGAGCAACTAGCGATGCAGACGATAACTATACTACTGGTGCAGATCTTACAATTTACAAGATTGAAGGTTGTGTAGGTAATGAAGTTTCTATTGATTTTGATATTGACGGAATCACCACTTTGAACTGGTCAGGTTTTGGTAAGATTATTACTGAAGAAGCTAGCTTTGATGCTTCAAGCGCTCTTCCTCGTAGTATTGATTCAACAAGTAACTTTATTCGTAACCGTCTCACTACACTAGATATTGCTTCTTCTGTAAGTGGTTCTGCCGTTACATACCTACTAACTTTAACAGGTGGAAACATTACTTTCTCAAACAATATCACTTTCTTAACTCCAGAAACTCTTGGTATTGTAAACCAGCCTTTAGGTCATGTAACAGGAACTCGATCTATTTCAGGTAACTTTACTTGCTACCTTGATACAACTTCTAACAAGAGTCGAGACCTGTTTGAGCACGTAATTGAAGCTACAACTACAGTTACAAACTCGTTTGATATGGCATTCAATATTGGCGGAGGCTCAGCACCTAAGTTGGTTGTTGATATTCCTACAGCACACTTGGAAGTTCCTACACACTCTATTGATGATGTTATCTCAGTAGAAGCAAACTTCCATGCACTGCCTTCAACTATTGACGGCACTAATGAAGCAACTGTCGCATACACAGGATAATAATAAAAACGTCATTCTTAAGGGGCTTCGGCCCCTTTTCTTTTACTCCTACAAAAAATAAATCTTGACATCTCACCTCCTATACCCTATAATTACAAGATATAAATTTACACTCTCAAAGGATAAAAAATGAGCGATTCACCTATTTCTCTAGCGAGTCTTATGACTCCAAGTAAAACTGTCTCTATCGACTTTCCCGGATACTCTGGTATGAAAGTTTCTTTGTGCTATCTTGCACGAGAAGAGCTTCTTAAGTTGCGTAAAAAGTGCGTTAGCACTAAGTTTGATAAAAAGACACGACAACCCGAAGAAGTATTAGATGAAGAAAAGTTTTTAGTAGAATACTGTAAGGCAGTAATTAAGTCGTGGTCGGGCTTGAAGTTTTCATACCTAGAAGAGCTTCTTTTGGTAGATGTCTCGGCTTATGACCCAACTGACGAACTTCCTTATACACAAGAAAACGCAGAACTCTTGATGAAAAATTCAAACGTATTTGATACGTGGGTTACAGAAACAGTAGGTGACCTTGAAAATTTTACTGGGAGCAAGTAGGAGAGATTCAATCCCTACTAAAGCGATACATAAAGGAAGCGGATAGTAACTTTGATGTAGAAAAGTACCTTCGCTTGTGCGAACAATTAGGGGAAAAACCAGATCCTGCCAAAATGCCGCTCGAACCTTCTGATTTTCCGGAAGAAGTTCAAGTGGCATTTTTTATGTTTAGCTTATTACCAGACCATTGGGAAGGAATGAGTGGAACATATATGGGAAAATATTGGGATGGTATAGATTACTTTTTTAAGCTATACGAGGTTGATAAACCAAGAGAAATATTATATTTTATGAAACTTTATGAGAGTGAGATAGTTTCTCATAGAGCAGAAAAAGCAGACCAAAAGCGAAAAGCAGAAGAACGCAAATCAAAAAGCGGTGGAAAAAACTACACCCATAATATAAAAGGCTAATATGGCAAAAGGCATAGAAATTGACATTAAAGTTAATGGCAAAATGCAGAAAGCTACTATTTCTGCTAAAAAGCTGAATGACGCTCTTAAGCAGACAGGAAAAAGTGCAATAAGTGCTGACCGTCAAGTAAAAGGCTTAGCACAAGCATCTGCAAACGGGTCTAAAAACTTTGCAAAAATGGCTCAAGGAATTACAGGTGGATTAGTTCCTGCATATGCTGCATTTGCTGCTCAAGTGTTTGCGCTTACTGCTGCATTTAACTTTCTTAAAAATGCCGCTGACTTAGAAAATTTACGCAAGTCTCAAGTTACATTTGCTCAATCGAGCGGGTTAGCCATTAGATCAGTTACGAGAGAGCTTAGGGATGCTTCAAACGGCATGTTAGGTTTTCAAGAAGCAGCTCAAGCCGCAGCTATTGGTGTAGCTAAAGGCTTCAGCACAGCCCAACTTACAGAACTTACTGAAGGTGCAGCAAAAGCGGCGGGTGCTTTAGGTAGAAACTTTGATGATACTTTTGATAGACTATTAAGGGGTGTATCAAAAGCAGAGCCAGAATTGTTAGATGAATTAGGTATTACTCTTCGATTAGAAGAAGCAACTCAAAGATACGCAGATGCTATAGGAAAATCAAGAGATAGTTTAACTTCAGCAGAAAGAAGCCAAGCAGTATTTGCAGAAACAATGCGACAGTTAAACGATACTTTTGGAGACCAAGAAGTAATGGTCAACCCATTTATTCAATTAGCAAAAACATTTGAAGAAATAGTGCAGACAATTACTCAAAAAATGATGCCTGTATTTACCGGACTAGCAAATTTAATAAATGAAAATGCTACTGCAGCTAGTATTGCTTTTGGTGCTTTAGCAGCTATGGTTGTTGCTAATATTGCAGGACTAGGCCCTGCTCTAAAAAGAATACTTTTTGGAGTCGTCGGAGTATTTACTGGAAGTGCGAAAAAGATAGGAGGAGCTTTTTCTTTTATAGGAAATTCTGTCGGAGGAAAAATTTCAGACGCAGCAAAGTCAGCAGTTTATGAGATAGAATTTGCAGAATTAGAGCTTGCAGAACGTTTGGAGTCTCTAGGAGGAGACAAATCAAAAGATGCTGCAGGAAAGTTAAAAGGTACCGGAGTAAAAAGTAAAACTGTAGAAAAACTTGCGTTAGGACAAGATGTTACTCCTCGAGCTTTAGGTAGATTAAAAAAAGACTTAGAAAGAGTTAAAAAAGAAATTCAAGATACAGGTAAAGTTGCAAAAGGCGCATTTGCAGGAGCAACTTTAGAAGCTGTAGAAGAATTAGAAGAAGAAATTGATAAGATAGGTAAAACTAGTCTTACTACCTCTGAAAAAATACGAAAAAAATTAGGTAAGGGAACAATAAAAGTACTAGACGGAGTACGAAAAACTGCTCGCATCACAGGAATAGCTATAAGAGGCATAGGTACAGGAGCAGGCTACGCAGTAAAGGGAGTAAAACTTTTAGGCAAAGCCTTCGGAGTATTAGGTATTATTGTAACAGTAGTTTCAAGTGTTATTACGGCAATGGAAAAGCTTGCAGAAACTCCTATAACTGTTATTGACAACTTTAAAAAGTTTTTATCAGGATTGATAAAGGGATTTCAAACTGCTTTAAATTTAATTGCAAGCGGACTAAATTCTTTGTTAGATAATTCTATTGTCCGTGAAGTTTTAGGTATAGAAGAAGGTCAAAGAATAATAGGTGAATTTACTTTTGCAAATAATATTGACGAGACTCTAAATGCTATGGAAGCAAAAATACTCACTAAGTTAGGCACTAGTAGAGAGCAGCTACAAGAAGTTGAAGACGGTACCAATGCACAAAGAGAGCACGAAGCAGCTATTGCAGACCTAAGAGATAGATACAAAGAACTTGCAGAAGAAATAAATAGTATCACTACAGGTATAAATGCTCAAGAAGACGCATTCAAAAAAACAGGCCAGATAGCTACAGGAATTGCAACTCTACCTATAGCAGAGGCAATTCGAAGAGCTAAAAAAGATGGAGATACTCAAGCAGCGTTTGACGAATTACTTGGAGATGTTGATTTTTCTGCTTTTGGAGAAGCATTCTCTTCTGCAGTAGCGAGTAGAGATTTAGAAGAAATAGGAAAACTTCAAGTAGCAGCAATAAGTTATAATGCAAGTCTTGCGGGAATTAAAAATGCCTCTGCTAGTCTAAGAAAAGATATTGGAACTGGTGATCCTTTAGGAGCAAGAATCTTACTTGCTCAATTAATTGCAACAGCAGAGGCAGGAGATGCTGCGGCCAAAACTTTAGGAGAAGAAGGCGGCTTATTAGACCTTCTTAACAAAGAAGCAGGTACAGATGCAAAAGGGTTATTAGATACTCTTACAAATTTGGCAGAACAATCTGAGCGAATAAAAAACGCAAAAAGTAATTTAGCAATACGTAGAGAACAGTCTTCTCGTGCTCCTGGAGCAGTAGGAAGACAGCAAGGGTTAGGATTTGCTGCAGAAGCTGCGAACTTAGCTGTTGCTGAAAAACAAGTAGCTTTAGAACAACTTATAGCAGCAAATCAAAATTTACAAGGAGCAGAACTATTAGCTCACCAACAAGTAGTAGCTCAATCTGAACGAGAGATTGCTTTGCTACAGCAAAAAGCAGAAATTGCTGAAGAAAATACTACAGAAATCGCACAACTAGGAATGGCAGTAGGAAATTCTCTTGCATCTGGTATGCAGAGCGCATTTGATGGATTAATTCAAGGCACTATGACTGCAAAAGAAGCTTTTTCTAATATGGCACAAAGTATGTTACAAGCTATAGCAAAAGTTATTACAGAACTGCTTGTAGCAAAAGTTCTTACCGCTGCTTTAGGCGGTACAGGTTTTGGAGACTTTTTAGGTATAGGTAATCGCTACGGAGGAGTAATGTCAAACGGTAAAAAAGCTCCTGGCTATGCTGTTGGAGGTATTGCAAGCGGTCCTCAATCAGGGTACCCTGCTGTACTTCATGGAACAGAAGCAATCGTACCTTTACCCAACGGAAAATCCATACCTGTAGAAATGCAAAGTGGCGGTCAAAGTGTAAACAACGTTACTGTTAATGTAAGTTCTGATGGAGGAACTCAATCTTCTGCAAATAACGGAGAGGCTTCTAATTTAGGAAAAGTTATTGCTGCCGCAGTTCAAAAAGAACTACATAATCAAAAAAGAGCAGGAGGAATCCTGAATAAGCATGGAGCAGCATAATGGCAACTTTTAGCTTTACAATACCTGCAAGTGACGTAAATTCTATAAAAGGTATTTCAAATGGAGCCGCTTTTGAAGCAACTGCAGATAGAGGGATGTCACGAGCTTCAAAGCATAATGTATTAACTGCAAAGTTTGGGGATGGGTACGAACAAAGAGTGCTAGACGGAATTAACACTAAACAAGATACTTTTAATATAGCTTTCGCTAATAGAACAGCAGAAGATATAAATTTAATTGCAGGATTTTTAGATGATAAAGCAGGAAAAAACTTTAATTTTGTTATAACGGATACTTTTAGTTCGGGAAATTTAACTACAAGCACTTTAAAAGTAGTATGTGATAGTTATAATGTAAATTATGTTAGAGAAAACTTTCATTCCTTAGACTGTCAACTACGAAGAGTATATGAGCCCTAATTATGACGGATTTAATAGATACAGTACAACTACAGGAAGTAGATGACTCTTATGTTGAGTTATTTGATATAACTTTACCTAGTGGTACTAAAGTATATCTTTTTAATGGACTAGATGACGGCTCAAACAATATTTATTTTCCGCAAAAAACTGCTGTTGGGTCAGTATACCCCTTAAAAGAATATGTTGCATTACCCATACAAATAGAAGGAGTGGAACTAAATGGGGCAGGTGCTATAGCTAGACCTTCTTTAAGAGTAGCAAATATACCTACTCTTACTCGTTCAATTTCTAATAATGATGACGGAACAAGTGATGAAGAGACTCTATACTCCATACTTGTAGACGAAGGTCTATTAAAAAATGAAGATTTACTAAATAGTAGAATTACTTATAGAAGAACCTTACTTTCTAACACTTATCGAAGTACAGATTCAAATCCTTCTTCTTCGCCTGTAGAGTTTCCTTCTCAAACTTATGTAGTGGATAGGGTAGCTTCTGAAGACAGTATAATGGTAGAATTTGAATTAGCAAGCCCTATTGACGTAGAGGGCGTAAAGCTGCCAGGTAGAGTAGTAATTGGAAGATACTGTGTGTGGAGATACCAAGGAGGCCTTTTAAATAATGAAGGAGGCTGTAACTGGGCTTTAGACGGTAATGGAAGATTTTTTGATGAAAAAGACCAATTAATTACTAGAAATATTTCTAGCATTGCTACTTGGTCTAATTCTAGTACTTACGCAAAAGATGCTAAAGTAAAAACAATTACCAGCGGGCATACTGAGATTTGGGAAGCATTAAGAGCTGTTCCTGCAAATAAAAACCCTTCAACACACAAAACTTATTGGAAAAGACTTGACGTTTGTTCTAAAACTCTTACAGGATGTAAAAAGCGTTTTCAAGGAAATAATACAGATGATACTTTAAATACTACAGTATCGTTACCTTTTGGTGGATTCCCCGGATCGAGAAAGTTTAAGTGATAGAAGAGATACAGCAACATTTTGAAAAAGAATATCCTCGAGAAGGTTGTGGACTGATAGGAATTGTAAAAGGAAAAAAGAGATTTTTTCCTTGCAAAAATGTAGCTATCGACGAAAACGACTTTATAATGTCTTCTGTAGATTACATGAAATATAAAAAAGTAATGGATATTGTAGGAATAGTTCATAATCACCCAGACGGAAGTAACAAACCAAGCAAAGCAGATATAGATAATTGCAATGCGGTAGGAATACCATATTACATATTTAGTTATCCAGAAATGGAACTAAATATTTTAGAGCCTAAACTCAATGTTAATCCTTTATTAGGTAGAGAATACTGTTTTGGTATTAGAGATTGTTTTGAAGCAATGAGAGATTGGCTAGCTTCAGAAGATATACATATACCTCCTCGTGATCTTTTTGAAGATGACTGGTGGGAAAAGGGGCTTAATTATTTTACAGAAGAAAATATTAAAAATTGGAATCACAAAAAAGTAAATACTCCACAAAAAAATGACGTTTTAATTTTTCAAATAGAGGCAGATGTACCTAACCATTGTGGAGTGTACTTAGGGGAGGATGTCTTTTTTCATCATGCAGTAAATAGACTTTCATGCCGAGAGTCTTTATTTCCTTTTTGGAGAGAGCACATCGTAGGAATTTATAGATATGACAATTCGTAAAGTATATTTAGAAGGTGAAATGGGAGAGTTGTTCCGAAAAGAACTAAATATTTCTGCAGACTCTTTTCCGGAAGTTTTTAAGTGTTTGAAATGTAATTTTGAAGGTTTTATGCCGTATCTTCAAAAGTGTCATGATAATAATATAGGTTTTATATGCGAAGTAGCAGGTAAGCCTATAAAACATGAGTCCGAATTACTTTTATTATACAAAGAAGGAGATATGATTATTACTCCTTTACCTGCAGGTTCTAAAAGTGGTGGCGCAAAATTGCTAGCCGCCGTAGCCATTACAGTAATGACAGCAGGCATGGGAGCAGCGGCAGCGGCAGGTACAAGTTTTACAGGAGGACTAGGTTTAGTTTTTGGTAGTGGAGGAGCTTTTGCCGCAGGATTACAAGCAGCAGTTAGTGCAGGAGGCTTAGCAGGTGTTTTAGCAACATCTGCTTTAGGTGTTGCAGTTAATCTTGCTATGGCAGGATTACAACAAACAATGGCTCCTGATCCTTCTACAGATAGTCAACAAGATGAGAGTTATGTTTTTCAAGGCTCAAAGCAAAACATAGCAGAAGGAGACCCAGTTCCTATATTGTATGGAGAATTAAGAGTTCCAGGAAGAACCGTAAGTTTTCATACAAGAGCAGAACAAACAGCATTTTACAATAATAATTCTAGAGCCGTTTCATCAGAAAGTGGGTCTAACACGTATAATGAGGCAGTAAGTCAGCAAGCAGGCGGAAATAGTAGCGCAGGAAATGGTGGAATTAATTATTATCTTCCAGAGTTTATAAGCGATCCCCACTAAGGAGCAGTAAATGGTAGCAAAAAAAGGCGAAAGCTCACAAAATATATCAAGAACAGATATTCTATGCGAAGGACCAGTAAAGGGCTTAAAGCATGGAGCAGCTTCTATATTTTTAAACGATGTTGCATCAGATGATTCAACTCTTCGTGCTTATGAGCCTGTACAAACAGCAACTAGTGGTAGAATTACTTTTAATGGAAGTAGCGCTACTAATACTGGAATAACCGGTGCTTCTCTTCCTACAAATTTAAGAAATGATGGAAGAGTACCTCGTAAAGTAACTTTAATTGACTATAAAACAACAAATGTTACACTATCTAGTGTTTCAGAAAGCGGAGGTAACACAACTTTAACTTGCACTGCTTCTTCTGGAACTCCTTTTACAGATACTTCTTGGAACACAACTACAGCAACAGCAACAAGGAAAGCTTTCTTAAAAAGAGATGGCGTAGAAATTGCTGGTGTTTTTGAAAAAACAAGTTCCAGCGCAGGTACTTTTTTCTTTTGGGGCGTATCTGATGTTATAGATACTGCAGAAACTCATACTCTTCAAGTATCTTACTCCTTCTTTTTAGATGAAATTAACAGCTCAAGCTCCTTAACTTTATTGACAACTCCAGCTTCTGGCACTTATTACTTTAGAATAGAAGCCCAGCAGCAAGGAAATAACAGAAACAGTTTTAGAAAAAAGATAGACGGAATACAGGCTCAGTTTCGTCCTGGAGGAAGATACCAAAATCCTTTAGACGAGATTGGAGGTGTTGGCGGGTCAGTAGCAGGAACACAAAGCGTAAATCATGAACTAAAAGTTATAGGAACTGGAGAAATATCAGGAATAAGTCCTGTATCTGAAATATTACCTACAGGTACAACGATGGAATCAGGCCTTCCTGACGACTCTCAAAATGATGTAGCCTCAGCTGCTACTGTATTAGCAGATACTGCATTTGGAATCACTGCAGCTCAACGTCCTGAAGTAGATGAAATAAGTATACGTATTACTTATCCCGGTGGTTTACAATCTATGAATAATAACAAAGGACGAAGAGACCCTGCTTATGCTCGTTACTTAATTCAAATACAAACTACTTTAAACGGTATTAGTAGTGACTGGGAAAATGCTTTTCCTGATGCAGGAGCTTACGTAGAGCATACTGGAAGAACCAATGCAGCATACTCTTTTGACCATGTATTAGGGGTTAATCAATATCGTCCTTTTGATAGTTTCAAAATTCGAATTATTAGACTTACTCGACACATAGGTCTTCGTGTAAATGAAAAAGGCCATGGAGATGGAGTAACAGATAAAGAAAAGTGGACTCTTATTGCAAAATCAAAAGTAGACCAACTTGGCTTTGTAATTAAAGATAGGTTGTCCTATCCATATACTTCTCTTGTTTCTACTTCATTTTCTTCAAAACAGTACCAAGAGCCTCCAAAAATGTCGTATCTTATGCAGGGATTACTTGTAAAAGTTCCTTCAACTTATACGCCTCGAGAATATTCAGGAGATGGTATAGCAAAATATGAAGAGTTTTGGGACGGTACTTTTAAGACCGAGCTTCAGTACACTGACAACCCTGCTTGGGTATTTTATGATATTGTAACAAATAATCGGTACGGGGCAGGAAAGTGGATACGAGAATCAGATATTGATAAGTATGCACTTTATCGTATTGCACGATATTGTGATGAACTAGTAGATAACGGAGCAGGTGGCACAGAACCTCGTTTTCGTGCTAACGTATTTTTAACAAAAGCAACTGATGTATACAAAGTATTAAAAGATTTTGCAAGTATTTTTACGGGAATGCTATATTGGATGGATAGTAGTTTAGTTGCTGTACAAGATTCGCCTGCTGATCCTGTTTACAATTTTACAAAAGGTAACGTAATTGAAGGCAAATTTTCTTATGAGTCTACAGGCTTAAAAACACGTCCTAACCAAATAGTAGTTACTTGGAACGACCCTGAATCAAACTATGAACCTGTACCTATTATAATAGAAGATAGAGAAGCTATTGTAAGAGATAGAAGAATATTAAAAGAGGATGCTACAGCTTTTGGATGTACTTCGGAGGCTCAAGCAATTCGTTATGGTAGGTGGAAGCTATGGACAGCTCAAAAACAAACAGAAATTATTAGTTTTAGATCTGCTCTTAACTCTCTGTATATTAAACCGGGAGATATAGTAAATGTACAAGACGCTGATAGAGAAGGAGTACAGTACAGTGGTAGAGTAGCTTCTGCAACTAATACTTCTGTAGTACTCGATCGCTCAGTGACTTTAAATTCCGGTAGCACGTATACTTTAAGCACTCTCGTAACAGAATCAGCAGCGTTTTACGTTGGAGAGGATGATGTCACAGTAAATTCAATTACTTATTCTCGAGGAGATAGAATCCCACAAGCATATGTGTACTCTAGTGGTTCTTACTCTTTAATAGATTTGAATACAGAGGCACGGGCGTCTAATGCTTTTGAAGACTCTTCAGGTAGTAATCTTCTTCCAATCGTTTGGAAAGAGTACTCTTTTGTGCAAGAAGATGCAGTTACAACTTCCGCAAGTACAACGAATACTTTAGATGTTACTTCTTTTGGTACAACTCCGTCCGCTAGCACAATATGGTCATTGAAAGAGGTTGCAGATAGTTTAAATGTTACTGGGTCTTACAAACAGTACAAAGTTCTTTCTATAACTCAAGACAAGCCAAATGAATATGCTTTTTCTGCTGTAGAGCACTATAATGAAAAGTATGGGGCAGTTGATAATGGATATGCTACTTCCGATATACCTACTACAATATATGTAGAAGCAGAACCTCGAGACGGAGAAACCGAAATGGCGGCTCCTACAAGTCCTCGAGTAATTTTAGAATCAGACCCTGATAAACCAGGAGAAGAAATTAAAGTAGAGTGGCAAGCAAGTACTTCTGATTTTGTAGAAAGCTATGAAGTATTACATAACATTCCTGATATAGAAAATCCTTTAAGAACTTCTCAAACATTTTTACGCATTACGGGTATTACTAGTGATAGGCTTACTTTTGAAGTACGAGCAGTATCTACTGGAGGAAATTATTCTCCGTATGCAAAAGTATCTTATACTTTCTTAGACCCTTACGAAGATGCTATTCCACGAGTTGCTCAAGGTATTCCAAGTGGAGGTTTTTCTTCGGCACAGCTTATTGTAACTGCTCTTAATACTTTGCAGTTCCAAGCAACAAATACACAAGTATCTACTCCGTCCGATCCAGAGACTATTTATACTCTTACAGGAAGTACAAACGTTGCAAATATTAGTGCAGACGAAGACTATTTAGTATACCTTGATACAAGCGTACCAGCACTAAAGATTTTATACTATGATACAGAATCTTTATCTTCTTCGTTTTACTACGATGTAGGTTCAGGTAATACTCCGCTTTCCTCCTCGTGGACTTCAATCGGAAGTGTCAGTGTTAGTGCAAATAGTAATACTGTTACTGGTTCTGGATTTTTAACTAATGTTATAATCGGAGATGTCCTTAATTTGGCAGGAACTACTTCGCCCACAGATTTGGCAGATGGCGCTGTAGTTATTGATGTAGTATCTGATACAGAACTTCGAATTGATAAAATCTTTGATACAGCAAAATCTTCTGTCACAGCATACAGAGCAAACTTTAGACCTGGCTATCTCGATGACACTATTATTGGAAAGTTGAGAAAAACTGAAAGTACAGTCAAGCTTACTAGCCTACTAACTTTGCGTACTATAGTAGATGGTATTACTCTCAGTACAGGAGATGATGGAACTACAGAAGTTCCAGACGGCGCAATTACTGTAGACAAACTTGCAGCAAACTCTATCACTGCTGACAAAATTCAAGCAAACGCAATTACTGCTCGTGAAATTGATGCAGACTCAATCAATGCAAATCACATTGTAGCAGGAGAGATTACTGCGGATGCTATTGCAGCAAATGCAATTACAGCTGATAAAGTTACAGCTAACTCAGTTGTTGCTACATTATTGACAGCAAGTGCGGTAACAGCAACTGAAATTAGTACAACAAATCTTTCATCAATTAGTGCAAACATTGGAGATATTACTGCAGGAACTTTAAAGGGCGGAAACATACCAGATGCAAACGCGGCTCCAGGAACAGGAGAAAGTGGTGCTTTCTTGAACCTTACTGGCGGTAAAATGGTATTTGGCAACGAAAGCAAGTACGTATTGTTTGATGGAACAAATCTTGAGTTGAATGGTGTAGTTATTGATGCAACTTCTACTGTAAATGCTACTGCGACTCCCGAACTTATTGTAAAAGAAGACAGTACAACTGAAGTAAGTGATGCTAGTGCTCTTAATTTTACAAGTGGACTGAATGTTGCAGTTTCTGGCACAGAAGCAACTATTAGTATTGATACTCCGACAGATAATAACTTTACAAACGCTCTTTTGTCTAAACTTAACGGTATTGAAAGTGCCGCAACAGGAGATCAAACAGCGGCAGAAATTCGTTCTCTTGTAGAGAGTGCTTCTGACTCAAATGTATTTACAGATGCGGATCATACAAAACTCAATAATATAGAAGCGGGTGCAACAGGAGATCAAACAGCAGCAGAAATACGAGCACTTGTAGCTTCAGCATCTGACTCAAATGTGTTTACAGATGCAGACCATAGTAAGCTTGATGGAATAGAAAGTGGTGCTACAGCTGACCAAAGTGCTGCAGAAATACGTGCACTCGTAGAAAGCGCTTCAAACTCAAACGTATTCACAGATGCAGACCATACTAAACTCAATGGAATTGCTGCAGGTGCAAATGCTTATGTACTTCCAACGAATAATGTTACAAATGCCTCTGTAAGTGGTAGCACTCTTACTCTTACTCGAGAAGGTGCAGGGAATGTAACATTTACTGATACAAATACTCAGTACAGCGCAGGCTCTGGTTTAGGACTATCAGGTACTACATTTAGTGTAGATAGTACTGTTGTTCGTACAACTGGAACACAGTCGATTGCTGGTAATAAAACATTTACAGGTGATGTAACATTTAACGGAACCACTACATATATTAACACTACAACTCTGAATGTCGGTGACAATATTATTACTTTGAATGCTGACTTTACTGGGAGTAATCCGACTGAAAGTGCGGGAATAGAAGTAGAGCGAGGAACACAAACAAATAAAACATTTATTTGGAAAGAAAGTAGCGATCGATGGTCATTTGGTAGCGAATCTGTAGAAGCAGGAACATTCTTTGGTAGTTTTATTGGTAGTGTAACAGGTTCTCCTTCTTCTCTTGCGGGACTAAGTACTGATGACCTTGCAGAAGGCTCTACAAATCTTTACTTTACAAATACTCGTGCTCGAGGAGCTTTATCTGGCGGCACCGGTATTAGTTATAATAATACTACTGGTGCAATCACAAACTCTGCTCCTGATCAAACAGTAACTCTTACAGGAGGCGGCGCTACTTCTATATCTGGCACTTATCCAAACTTTACCATTTCTTCTACAGATACGAACACTGTTCCAAATAACGCAACCATTACTATTAGTGCTGGAACAGATTTAAGCACGGGAGGAGACTTTACTACAGATCAAGACTTTGCTGAAACAATTACTATTAATCACGCAAACATTACTCGTACGAATAATACTTCTTCTGTATCTCCAGGATATGGAGCAAGCTTTACAGCAATTGATAGTATTACTACAAATACTCGCGGCCACGTTACTGCTGTAAATACAAAGACTATTACAATTCCTGCTTCTGATAATACGGATACAAATACAGTTACACAAATTCGAGAAGATTCAGGAACTTATCGCACAGGAAATATTACTCTTCAGTCCGGTACAAATGTTAGTATAACAGAGTCGTCTGCAGGCGTATTTAACTTTGCGGCTACTGATACAAACACTACAAACTTTAATATTCAAGCAAGTGGCGGTGCGAGTACAAATATTTCTGCAGGCCAAACTATAAACTTCACAGGAAGTGGTGCTACTAGCGTAAGTCGTAGTGGTAATACAATTACTTTTACTTCGACAGATACAAATACTGATACAAACTATTTTTTAAACGGAATTAGTAAAAGCGGTAATACTCTTACATTCAGTGTAAGCGGAGCAACTAATCAAAGTTATACGTTTGGCTCAAACGCATTTACAAGCACTACTATTCCTACAAATAATAATCAACTTATTAACGGAGCGGGGTATACTACAAATATAGGGGATATTACTGCAGTTACTGCAGGAAATGGTCTTACTGGTGGAGCAAGTAGTGGTGCCGCAACTCTTAACGTCGGAGCAGGTGATGGTATTTCTGTAGCAGCAAATGCAGTTGCAGTTGACTCTACAGTACTTCGAGCAGGCACAGGTAGTCTTATAAATGATATTATTAATGCGAATGTAATTACTGCGGATATGATTCAAGCAAACTCAATTGTTGCCACTCTCATAGATGCAGATACAATTAGTGCAAATAATATTACTACAGGTACTCTTGATGCTACAAATGTTACAATTAGTAATTTAACTGCAAATAATATCACCGGTGATGTATCAGAGCATTTTAACTCGTTTTTTGAGACCCCACTAAACAAAAGGTACGCTTTTACAGGAGGAAGTAATGCAATTACAACCACCTCCTTCTCTGTACCAGCACCAAACGGAGGAGTATCAAAACGTTTGTATATTAATGGCTGGCTTGGTATTTCAAAATCTTCAAACGATCAAAGAGTTATAGTATTTGTGGAACAAAAAGGCTTTACAGTATCTTCTATAAATTTAGGTCAATTATTGGGAGCTTCGGGCGATTCCCCAGAAGATAATATTAGAGAGCTAACTTACACTGGAGACGTGCTTGGACAGGGAGCCTTTCCAGGAGGTCAAATTAGTGCAGACGCTACATTTGATCAAGACGGTAACAATGTAGATGTTTGGGGGTATAATTATGACTCTTCTAATAATAGAACAACAATTTGGGTAGATGGTACTAGCGACGCAGAGTTTCGTCCAACTACAAGCAATGATCCTCATTACTGGCACGCAGGACCTCAATCAGCCAGCACTTGGGTAAGAGTCGGAGAAACAATTGGAATAGGAGATTTTAGTACTTCAAGCCTTGACCCTTACATTGTTGTTCCAATTAGTTTTGTACTTCCTGCACAAACTACCTCAGGACAGATAAGAGTAGGAGTTGTACTAGCCCCTGGAGAAACTACTTCAGGCTACGCAATTCGAGGATGGAACTGTAACTTTGGTTGGTTGAGATAATAAAAAATATTTGTATGATAATACCTCCAAAAAATAATCCTTGACATAGTATGTCCTCTAGGCTATAATTCCACAATAGGAGAAATAAATGGCAGCAGCAACTTATAATCTAGTTATTGACCAAGGATCAGACTTTACTCTTGACTTAGTCGTAAAGGAATCAGGTTCAGTTAAGAATCTTACTGGCTATTCTGCTAGAGCGCAGTTGCGCACCAAAAAAGATGCTTCTGGTGATGCTGCTGCCAGCTTTACTTGTACCGTTACAGACGCTACTGCGGGAGCTATTCGTATGGAGCTTCCAAATGCTACATCTACTGGAATTTCTGCAGGGCGTTATTACTACGATCTTGAGATTCACACAGGCTCAGATGCTGTTGTTAAACGCCTTATACAGGGAGAGGTTACACTTAACCAAGAAGTTACAAGATAATGTCCGTCGTATTAACTACAGTAGATGTATCAGAAGATGTAACTGAAGTTTCTGTGACGGAGACCGGAAAAGTCGAAGTCTCAATAAATGAAGATATAACTACAATAGAAATTAATAACTTTGCTATACCAAGTACTACTTCTGATGCTTCTGGAGTTTCTTTCAACCCTCACGGAACAGTAACAGCAACAAATCTGCAAGAAGCTGTAGAACAGTTAGCAGACCAAGACTTTAGAACAACAGACACTCCAACTGGCTCAAACATTGAAGAAGGAGACACTTGGTACGACACAGATGATAATCAACTAAAAGTATACCGCGAAACTAGTTCAGGAGTATTTGAGTGGGTTCCTATAATGGTAGGAAATATCTCAGAAGATTCAGACACGCTAGACGCAGGAGCCTTTTAAAGGCAACCGGAGTTTTTAAATGGCTCAGACTATTAAAATTAAACGCAGTACAACCACTGCAACCCCCAGTACCCTTTCGGCAGGTGAATTAGCATATTCAGAGGATAGTCGTAAACTATTTATCGGTCGTCCAAATGATGGAGCCGTTATTGATATTGCTGGTGAGCTTTATACAGATATGCTCGACCATACCGCTGGTACTCTTACCGCATCAAGCGCAATTGTAGTAGACTCAAATAGTAAGATTGATCAGCTTCTTGTTGACAATATTACTCTTGATGGTAATGCTGTTACGACCTCCAGTGGAAATTTACAGCTTAATCCTACTGCAAACCTTGATATTGATGCAGGTACTATTGACCTCAGCACTCAAGCAACAGAATTTAAGTTAATTGATAACTCAAGCACTGCAGTTACTTTTGCTACTGCTGACCATACTTATATTACTCTAGATTCTACAAACTCTTCGGAGAAAGTAACTTTTGGAAGAACAGTAAATCTAGCAGGCAACGAGCTTATACTAGATGCGGATGGTGATACCAGTATTACTGCGGACACTGATGATCGCATTGATTTTAAGTTTTCAAATAACGATAACTTATTCATAACAGCCTCTACAGTTGCTCCTAGTAATGATGGGGGTATTGACCTTGGTACCAGCACAAACGCATTTGGTCAGGCATTTATCGACAATTTGCACATCGACGGAAATGATATATCTTCTACAGATACTGATGGAAATATTACTCTTACTCCAAATGGTGATGGTCAAGTAGTTCTCGATGGATTTGCTTTTCCAACAAACGGCTCTGGTTCAGATGGACAATTCTTGCGTCAAAACTCCGCAGGAGACTTAGAGTTTGCAACTGTAGTTTCTACTCTTACTCTTTCCGCAGACAGCGGCACAGATGATACTATAAATACTGGCGAAACTCTTACCTTTACAGGCGGAGAAGGTATTGATACTACTGTATCAGATAACACAATTACAATTGCTGCGGAAGACTCTTCTGCTTCAAATAAAGGTGTTGTTATTGTTGCCCCAGGAGAAGGTATTGATGTAAGTTACTCTTCGGGAACGGCTACAGTATCGGGCGAAGATGCAACTTCCTCAAATAAAGGTATTGCAAGTTTTGACTCTACGGACTTCACAGTTACAAGCGGTAATGTTGTAGCAAATGCAATTACTCTTGGTAGCTCAAGTCTTAATCTTGGAGAAACAACTACAGCAATTGCGGGTCTAACTACTCTTACTGTAGATAATATTCGAATAAACGGCAATGAAATCTCTAGTGAGAATACAAACGGAGATATTTCACTTAATCCAAACGGCACCGGTGAAATTGATGCAAACAATGCTGTAATCAAGAATCTTGCTACTCCTACTTCAGCGAACCATGCAGCTACAAAAGGCTATGTTGACGGCGTAAAACAAGCACTAGATATTAAAGATTCTGTACGAGTTGCAACAACTGCAAATATTACAATTTCGACTGACCTGAATGTAGGTGATACAATTGATGGCGTTACTCTTGCAGATGGCGACCGTGTACTTGTAAAAGACCAAAGTACTGCTAGCGAAAATGGTATTTATGTAGCAGGGTCTTCTCCTGTTCGTTCTGCGGATGCAAATACTTCTGCAGAAGTAACTTCCGGAATGTTCTGCTTTGTTGAAGAAGGTACTGTAAACGGCGACAATGGTTTTGTAATTACAACAAACGACCCAATCACTCTCGATACAACCAACCTAACTTTCGTACAGTTCTCAGGCGCCGGTCAAATTATTGCAGGCGATGCTCTTAGCAAGTCCGGCAATACCCTTAATGTAAATGACGACAATATTACTCTTGAAGTAAATTCAGATAATTTACGAATCAAGGGAATTACAGCAACCGCTATCGGTGACCTCTTAATCGGTGCAGCCACAAATGGCGGCTACAGCCGACTCGTGAAGCCTTCTTCAGACGATGCGCTTCTTACAATGGGCACAGCAGGCACGGCCTCTTGGACAACTACACTCGACGGCGGCACATTCTAAAAATACACCTCTCGCGTAAATACGCATAGTACTGGAGGAGCCACATGGCACAAACGATTAAACTGAAGCGCTCGGCTACGTCGGGCGCTACGCCTACCACATCACAACTTGAACTCGGCGAAGTAGCTATCAATACCTATGATGGCAAAATGTACATCAAAAAAGATGTAGGTGGAACAGAAAGCATTGTAGAGATTACAGGAGGCTCTGGCGGATCTTCTACTCTCAGTGGGCTTTCTGACGTCACTATTTCGAGTGCGGCGGCAGACCAACTTCTTCAGTACAACGGCTCCGAATGGGTAAACGTTTCAATCGCAGAAGCGTCAGCAATCATGAAGGAGTACCAGTTTACTGCAACTGCAGGGCAGAGTACTTTTAGTGGTTCAGACGACAACAGCGAAACTCTTTCTTACACTGCGGGCGCAATTCAAGTATTTCTTAATGGTATCTTTCTCGACTCCGCAGTAGACTATACAGCTACAAACGGCACTTCAATTGTACTCTCTGAAACTGTAGATGCAAACGACTATCTACAAGTTGTCGCATTTAAAAAGAAAATTGGCGATGGGAATGTAAGCGTAGACACGTTTACAGGCGACGACTCAACTACTGCATTTACTCTTTCTGTAGACCCCGGTGACGAAAACAATACACGCGTATTTATTGATGGTGTTTATCAGTCAAAAGACAACTACTCTGTAAGCGGCACAACTCTTACATTTTCTACTGCTCCTCCTACTGACACTGCGATTGAGGTCGAGATTGGAAATCGTGTTGTAACTCTTGATACTCTCAGCGATCTTGACCTTCCTGACGATGTAAAGCTGCGACTTGGCACGGGCCAGGACTTGCAGATTTATCATGATGGTTCTCATAGTTATATTAATGACACTGGTACTGGCGATTTAATAATCAAAGGCGGTAACGATATTCTTTTCCAAGACGCTGTTGGCAATACATTGGCTAACATGAATCAGTCGAATAGTGTTGAGCTTTATTTTGGAAATAGTAAAAAGTTTGAAACTACTTCTACTGGTGTAGACGTAACCGGCACCGCAGCAGCAGATGCACTAAGTGTAGATAGTATCACAATAGACGGCACAGAAATTGACTCTTCAAGCTCTCTAATGCTAGATATTGCGGGCAATTTAACAGTTAATGTAGACGGTACAACCGTGACTCTTGCTGACGACGCTATAAACTTTGGTCAGTTCTATAACAATGCTTCTGGTCAGTTTAATATTTATGCTCCTACTCAAGATAAAGACATTGTATTTTTAGGAAATGACGGTGGTAGTACCGTTACTGCACTTACTCTTGATATGTCAGATGGGGGAACAGCTATTTTAGCTTCTCACCTTGACATGGGCGACAATCAAAAAATTAGGCTCGGTGCTAGTGATGATTTACAGTTATTTCACGATGGATCTAACTCATATATTCAAAATGGTACTACAGGAAATATAAATATTACAAACACCGCTGGAGGAGAGTTCGTTCTTGTTGGTGTTGCAAATGGAGGAACTTTCTTATATCACGACGGTACTTCAAAATTTCAAACTACTTCCACGGGTGTAACTGTAACTGGCACCGTTACGTCTGATGCTTATAATGTAAGTTCTGGAGGTATTGGAACTGGTTATCAATTAAATGGCGGCACTGTCTTAAATTATTCCGGAGGAAATGTAGTCGTTGGAGATTTAGGGGCAGGAGTAGTCCTTGAATACAGCGGTTCAACTAAACTCGCCACAACCTCTACAGGCGTTGACGTAACTGGAAGCGTAACATCAGACTCTCTAGTAATTAGCGGAACCAATGCAAATTTAACTCTTGGAACATCAGGAAACAATATAGATTTTGGTAGAAACGCAGATAACTATATTAGCGCTCAAACAGGTTCGACTTCAAATATTGTTATAGATCCTCAGAATCGTTTTGTAGTAAGAACTGCAGATACGGAGCGTATGCGTATCGACTCGAGCGGTCGTGTAGGTATTGGTACTACTAGTCCAAGTGTCAGGCTAGATACAAGACTAGGAACAACAACAGGAAAAGTTGCTGAGTTTCATAATAGTGTAGGGTATGGACTTGGATTTACCGTGGAAAGTGATGGCGGTGTCAACACTATTAATTCCGAAAGCAACCAAGCACTAGCCTTTGCAACAAACGGCGCATCAAACGAACGTATGCGTATCGGTTCTGACGGAAATGTTGCTATTGGTACCACATCTACAAGCGCAATCAGATTAAATTCTGTAACACCTACAGCAAATCATATTGCGGCTCAAATAGAAAACACCAATACAGCAGATAGTTTTGGCCTTGTTGTGAAGGGCGGAAACGACGCTAACGATTATGCCGCTGACTTCAGAAAGCGCGATAACACAAACATTATGCGGATTCGAGGTGACGGCAACGTAGGTATCGGCACTA